TTTGCAGTATTCACGCGGTCGCTGTACAATTTTGCCCCACGCTTGCGAATTAGATCAGCCGCGTATTGTGGTGATTCAGTAAACATATCTCGCAATGATTCTTCGGTGATATCATCGTTAGCAGTTACAGCATAAATTTCATAGGCGCGTTGACTATTAAACTTTGCTCGCAGCATTGCCATGAAAATATGATTTCGCACTTTACCGGGCGCGGGAATTCCTTGCAGCGCATCCCACATTTCTTTTTGCTCAATGTCAGTGACTGGGATAATTCCTTCTAACCCCTCATTACACCAAATAATAACATATTCTTTGCTCATCGTGGGTATATTAGCACAATTCAAAAATAAAGTCAACCATTTTGGTTACACTCTTGTGTAATTTTCAAGGTACCGTTTAAGATCACCATTATATAACCCAATCATAGTAGCATCTTCTGACCCAAAAAGAGTTATAGTTGCTAAATTATTTGGTATATAAAATGGGTATTTGATATGCTTTGACATCAAAATAATAATTGATGGAGTGATATCAAAATCTGACTGTAGGGTAAACTCATATTTGGTAAAATCTAACTCTACGCTTAAATGATAAAACCCTTTGAATGATAGTTGAAACCCTCTTGGTGAAAATGGTGCGATCCACCACTCCAGCATTTTTGCATCAACATTCTTTTTGGAAAGATCCCCACCAGATAGGTTTATGAAAAATTCTGTCAACTCACGCTTATTCATAGCATAATTTGACATGATAATAAATTATGGGTAAATTTGATCGCCCTGTTTCAGTAATACTACAGTGAACTTATCAGTTTTGAACAGTGCGTTCATTTTCTTACATAAATTGATAGCGTGACCTGAGTTTGGGAATGACGATTTTTTGTATTTTGGCCCTGGATAGTTGACCAGGATATTATGAGTCTTCAAATTTATTGGCTTGCCGTCATAAAATACTGCCCAAATTCCCTCACTACCAAGCACCTGCTCAGAAATATAAGTAGTCTTGTTAATTTGCTCTAAAATTATTGTTGGCTTTGGTCGGCTCATAAATTTGTGTATCAGTTATATACTTATTTATCTGATCAGTAATAAAGTGCTAATACAATGGTTAGTTTTTGAGCTGATTTAGATGAGTTATAGCTTCTTCTTTCGTTTTGAAAGGCCCAATCGTTTCATAACGATTCACTGTTAATAGCTTTGGGCAAAATTCATGAATGAAACTTTTTGCACCATACTTAACTAGATAATGCCCCGCGCAATAAAAACAACTGCTGGCGTTAATTTTAGTGTAAACTGGGACACGCTTTGACAAATTGAATAAGGCGTTATGCGGTGTACCTTCACAAGGGAATCCATAAATAGTTTTTTCTTTACATGCTGCAACTTTTTCTTTTTTGTCAAAGACTATTTTGTGTTTCTCACTCAACCTACCAATGGTAGTAAAGTGTTCACGCTGATCACCCTGCACAAACGCTATACCTGATGGTGATTTTTGGATAGTCGCGTATTGGTGACCATCTTTTTCTACAATCCAAAATTTATTGGTTATGATTGGTTTAGCGGTGAGCATATAAGTCATAGGTTATTTATATTCTGATGGCGGCCGTAACGAGTCGAACTCTGGGTTATAATCTTCATCAAACATTTTCTCGTTAATTTTCTTTGGTGAAAACTCATCTGCATAAAAATCGACGAATCCCTGCATTTCCTTGATTATAGCAACTAACGACGCTTTTGACAAAAAGATACGGTTACTGACATTGACACCATCATCAAAATCAATATATGGCAAATTTTTGCATGCCCATTTAATCGTGAATTTGATATCGTCGTCAATTACTATGCTCATTTTTGCTCCTTACTAGTGTTTGCAGCATTGAGCTCTTTGATTTTTTGCAATGCGTCAAGTGCCTTTTTTGCTTCATATTCACAATTCGCTGGTTGCCCATACACTGCGTAGATAGCGATTTCTTGAAGAGCATTGATCGCAACATCAAGTGCTTGATCAAGAGTTGATATCTCTGACTTCTCTTGATCAATCATTTCTCTCATTTTATCTAACATATCACTCATTGTTATCTCCTTCATTAGGTTCACTGTCAGTTTCGGTAAGTGAGTATCCATTTTCAACGGCATGTTCATCACACAAAGATTTTAACCACCCACTATGACGAATTTTTCCAGGATGGCCACATATCTCACAAGTGATGGAACTCATACTTTCAGCCATTGCTATTAACCCGTCAGTGTATTGATCGCCACCGTTGGCATAAAATCGCAGTGTTCCAAATTTTTCTTTGACTTGAATAGCAACTACTTGCTGCACGGTGGTGTCAGGACGTAATTTTGATGTCAAAACTTCTTCTTTACGCTGCTCTAAATATTTTGGAGTATAAGCGGGACTTGAATAATATTTGGTGAACGGGGCCCAGTCACCATTCTTTGCGGCATTAGCCATAGTGTTGTATTGCTGGGCGTACTCAGCGGTTTTAATATTTTGATCAATATGCCATTGGATATTAGCACACAATTTATCGATGATGTTGTACCATCCATCATCACAAGAGAACCCCCAACACATCAAAGTTTGTGTCATAGGGGCATTGCGATTACAGAAAATCTTTGGATATTTTTCACATAGTTTTTTATCAAGTTCTTGATTCATAATTCACTCCTTAATATAAGATGCCCCAAGCATGTTTCCATACGTGGTAGCCTGGTCACTTAATTTGACAAGATTAAACTTGCCGCAAAATTTCAAAAATTGTGCCCCAACCATTGGTTTTTTCTTTGAAACGGAATTTTCAGTAATGCATTTATTTATTTCTGCCCTAATTTTAGCAGGTTGCGCAGTCAGATCAATTAGGCTGGCATTTCTGTTGAAATCATCTAACACTCGATGTTCAACATCATTGTGATCCATCCATCTTTGGAGCATGAAGTTATTGTAATTGAACCCTTTAGTTTTCCTATCTGCAAACGCTTCTTGAATCCCTATTTTATTCTTTGTGCCCTTGGTACTGGCTCCGGGATATGCACTGAAAACATTGTCTGAAGCATCGCCGCGAATAATTTTTTCAAACAGTATATACTCTGGATTTGGAATTGGAACTGGCTTGCCAGTTTTCTTGTCCAAGACTGGTTTTCCAGTGCTGTCAAAAACGCCAGTTATAGTATGCAATACACGTTGAACACCATTGTATTGCGTGACATTGCTTGCAAGTAATTGATGAAAATCACTATCCGTACTGACAATGACATGCTCGTCATTTGGATGACTTTGCACCCATCCGGCAATCAAGTCATCTGCTTCTAATTTTGGATGTTGCAACACCGTCACATTGGTCTTATTGATCAAGAAATCAGTGAGCTCAGCTAATGCAGCAAAAAATGCTTCAGCCTCCTTCTGCTCTCGAGCACTCTGCGCCTGACGTGCGACTTCTCTGTTCGCTTTGTAAGGCTTGTATACATCTTTTCTCCACGAATGACCTTCCAACATGACGACGACATGAGTTGCATGCTGATCACGCCACGCTGCTGCGATACTTTGCAGTGCGCAGTGAACCGCGAACGATACTTTTTCTTCAAGGTCTGACCCACGAGCACTAGCATGCATTGCCCGAAAGTAGGTATTTGCAAGGTCGATCAGAAGATATTTTTTCATACAGTTACTTGTTAGCGAATTGTGCTCGTTTTTCAGGGTCTGCCATCACTTGCTCAAACTCTGCTACTGCGATGGAACGGCACAGTGAGGTAAACCATTGATCTACAATTTGCACATCGTTATTGCCAGTGTATCCAGCCTTGACTAACTTGGCAACGAAAATGTCGTTCCAATCAAGTAAAAAATTACCACTGCCAATGTTGTCTAAATCTAGTTCAACACCAGTGACCTCAACCCACGGCTCACCCGCTGCTGTAGCCGCAACCTTTGCTGGATTTTCAACAGGTGTTTCCTTCTTTGCCTTGGAGGTGCGTTTCTTTTTCACAGGTACATCTGTTACTTCTGTGGCAGAGGTTTCTTTCTTTGCCTTGGGGGTGCGTTTCTTTGGCTTCACCTCAGGTGGGGTAGGTACAAATACCTCGTCTGGTTCAGGACCAGTAAATATTTTTTTCAAGAAATTTTTCATTATTTTTCCTTATGCTAAATTTGCGAACAGATGCATCTGCATGTTCATTCTCAACCCATGCGTCATGCAGTATTGACCAACATACTCATGATTTTTTGCGATAGCAGTCATGTTCAACAGCCCAGGCTCGAAAAAATTGATCTTTTCATCAACTGTGCTACGCTCTGCCATCGTGATGTTACCTTTCTCAGCCCTCAACAGTTTAATCTTTTGCGGGAAAGTGTTATACACATTCATAGGGCTACAGTAAATTTCTTTGCCAGTCTGTGCCTTCCAGTCAAGTGCCCATTGCGGCACTTCATTGTACGGGCTATTCTGTTCAGCAGACATGACAAACTTGAGACAATCAGCTCGCTCAAGAATTGTTTTGCTTGGAGTAAAGTACTTGGTCGCGACTCCATCTTTTTCAGCGCATTTGGGTGAGCAGACTAGCGTCGCCCCCTCTGGTACTTCAGTGTTTAAAATGCCGTTGCTTTCAACTTGCACTGCCTTGAACCGTGGCAGTTGTCGCCGCATATATTCACTGATGTTATCTTGTAACAGTGGCTCACCGCCTGTCATAACCAGTACGATGTTTGGAAATTTCATACCAGAAATTGTACCTTTTGGCAACACCCATAGAGGAACTGCTTGCCCTTTGTTGTTCCAATAATCACAAATTGTTTGATACACCCTAGCATTGATTTGTTGGTAAGTCAACCAATCACCATCGTCAAAGAAAGTATCACAGAACGAACATGCAAGCTGACATTTAGCTAACCTAATAAAGATTGCGGGCATACCAGCATACGGCCCCTCTCCTTGCAGCGTGAAAAACATTGAAGTTACAAAGAGACTGTCTTTGGGGGCATTGTCAAAAAACTTTTTTCCGATAATCTGATTGGTACCAAACATACGCCATAATCCTTATATTTTAATAATACTAGCACATTATATCACTATTTAGGCTGATAGTCAACATTTATTTCCCACTTTTGGCACCAAAATGATAAATACTTAATGGGGTCAATACAGCCCCCATTATCATTTTGGAGAAAATATGTTTAAATCAATCTATAACACCGTCGCTGGATGGTTCTCAAGTAAACCTGCTAAAAAGGTTGAACCAAAAAAAGAACCTGAAGTTAAGGTGACAATCAAGTCAGTTGAAAAGGCAAAGCCAGAACCGAAAAAGCCGGCGGCTACTCCTGCTATGACTGCTAAAAAACAACAACCCAAGGTAGCTAAACCAGCAGCATTACCAAAGAAAACAGTAATGGCGCCCCGCACTGGTGGAAGACCAAAGAAGAGTAAATAAATCATCTACTGGTTTGACAATGCCCGACAAGTTCGGGCATTATTTTGAGTGTCACATTCCCTGCGCATGCCTATTTGCGCAAGCTTCGCATGGTTGATGCGATTGTGTCAATGAACATTCCGCGCAACTCATCCAAATTACTTTACCCATGTTATACTCCTTCATTTAAATCTTCACCCCATTCTTTATGCCCGGTTCTAAAAGCCATATTAGTTTGGGTTTCTCGAACTTCAACCTTATAACACCAAACTCGTTCAGCCTCACCTGCGCCCAAATAATCTGGGATATACACGGCATTCATATATTTGTAGAGCATGTCGGCGATAAGTTCGCATCCCATTGCAGGTAATACAGTCAAATCTAAAACACCATCACGCTCTAACTGTTTATACTTTTCAAGGTCTGGATCATCTGCGGCAATCAATGTTTTGTGGTCAAATTGATCTTTGAGAATTTGCTTTAGTTCTTTCAAGCCGCCGTAATCACAGACCCATCCACGCTTGTCTAACTCGTTTGCACCAAAATAAAATTTGATGGAAAAACTGTATCCATGATTTTTGTTACAATGTGTGTCAGCCTTCCATTGCTTATACGCAACTGGGAACTCATCAACATATTCTTTGGTGCTTGTAAATTTGTATGCTACTGGTTGATATGCCATGTTAAATATTTCTCCTTTGTAAATTATAACATTGGCTGCAGAATTTGTAAAGCGGGATGAAGCTCATAAAGACCGCTATGGTAAAATAAATCTAATTTGTTTTCATGCCTTACTACGATAATTGGGTATTAGTAGTTGTCATCCATTTTAATACTTTATCGAGTTTTTTCTGTTTAGCTTTTTCAAGCCCTTCCACTGTGATGCCAATTCCGCTCAACCGTACTAACTCAATCATGGCTAGTAAGTCACCAATTTCTGACTCCAAACATTCAAGATGAGTTTGATCTTCTACATGATGACTCTTCTCATTGAGACCGAATCGCTTGATCTTGCATATCTCTTGAATCGTTTCACCACATTCCTCAGTAAGGATTGTTAATAACTCATCTTGATAATCAGTCATCATTTTTAAAACTCATATACGGTGCGATATCATTATCAAAAATTTGAGACATAATTGAGAAAATAAATCTCCGTTCGTCCTCGGTCATACCAGAAGAAATAAAATCTGAATTATCTACCTTGTCCAACCCAAAATCATGTCTATAAGTGTGGCACATACTCGTTATTATTTGCTCACGAGTTTTCATACCCTCAATTTCTCCATTGTGATGATATGAGACAACGTTGTGGAGATGTCATCGGTGTCTGGTACGACATATAATGCTGGTTGTAAACATTCACTCTTTGCTTCGAACCTGTTAGTTTCAATTACTGTGCCCCCTGCGGCAGGGTAAACAGTAAAAGAGATCCCTCGCGTTCTTATATTACGCGATGATGGTAATGATTCATTTGGATAAGGTGTAGGTCTATTTACAGCACAGTTTTCTTTCACATTAGTTTCTTTTGGCTCAATAAAGCGGGCAATCGACCGACGTAGGTTTCTGAACATAATTTTCTTCCTTTAAAAATTAACGAGGAGCTTCAGCTGATGACAGCAGTGCCATAAATTCTGAACGAGCCATTGGATCTAACTTGAAACATCCGCCCAACTTGCTAGTAATAGTGCTGGAGCCAACATCTTCGACCCCTCGTGAGCGAACGCAAAAATGCACAGCGTTGATTGAAACTGCGACATTATCAGTGTCGAGAATATATTGTAATGCGTGATAAATCTGCTCTGTTAGCCGCTCTTGAATTTGTGGTCGCTTGCTGAAATATTCAACCACGCGGTTAATCTTGGAGAGCCCAAGTACTTTCTTGTTTGGGATATACGCTACCGTGGCAAACCCGGAAATAACCACGCCGTGATGTTCACATTGACTTTGCACGTTGACATTGCGTTCGACAATCATTTCGTCGTATTTCATCTTGTTTTCAACGGTGGTGCATTTTGGAAAGTTTTCTGGCAATAAACCCCACAGCGTTTCCAGCACCCACATTTTGGCCATACGTTTTGGTGTCTCGGCTAAACTGTCGTCAGTTAAATCGACCCCCATAGTTTTCCAAATTTCAGTGAAATGGTGTTGAATGCTTTCAATTTTATCTTTATTATCAACATATAAATAAGTTTCGTTAAGCGGTGTTTCAACCCCACACTTAACTAGATGCTCATGCACTTTTTTACCTAACTCTGGGTCAACTTTAGTTTTTTGAAAAGACATAATTTCCTCCTTAAATGATAAATGTCTTGCGATTTGCTTTCCATATTAGCCCGATTTGGTATTCGGTGCCATTAGGTAAAGATGCTATTTCGTCATCGGTCATGTAATGCGATGTACTACTATTTTTTACTATTATACGTTTTTTTCTATTACTGTCAACATTTCTCCCATACGTATACTGGGAATTGAGTAATTTAATTTCATCTGCGGTGAGTAATTTGTTTTCACCATTTGATAAAGTTACCCATTTTCTACCTTTAATTGCGGATTTTCCATACATTGGGTTATTTTGACCAATTCTGGATTTAGTATTATTCATAGTCGGGCGAACCCATTCACAAATCTTCCATCCATTTGCGATATATTGACTTAATGACTTAGTGTCTACTCTGATGCTAACTTCCCCGTTAGTTATAGTCTGCATATGAAATCCTTCTCGCCCATTGCCAATTCTCTTTCTCTGGGGCGGAGTGTAGTTTGATAATGCACCACCTGGGCGTATATTAGTTAGCGGACCAGTCATTTCCGTAATCCGCCCTATTTCATCAATTAGACATTTTTCCTCATTGAGAATATATGATTCATCGCCGTCCGTTAAAATTAAAATAAATGGCGAGAGGCCCGCCGCTAATATCTTTTTTATTTTGTTCAATTTTAACTGGTTGTGAATACACTTTCTATTTACCTCTTTGATGTGTGCCAAATATCTATTTCCGCTGCCTTTTCCTACATAAAAAGGTTCATATAAAAAACTTACATTAGTATAATTATAATGCCCGGGTTTTCTGGGGTCTAAATAGATGTATACATACGGCATAACAGTTTCTCCTTACTCTAAATAAGTCAGGGACCAATCATTATCCCTGAGTGTAGCATCATTGTGCTACATACTTATTTATGCCGCACCGCGCTAGATTATAAATATTCAACAGATGTTTTCTTCAATCGCAAGTAAGTGTTCTTCTCGATCGCTGCTGATAACACTGACAATTCCCCTCCAACCTCGTCAGCATAGTGTTGAAACGCCAGTGTATCTTTTGGAAAACACGCGCCCCCATACCCATATTTCCCATCTTGCCCTGGGACCAGCATATGAGTCCCGCCAAACCGTGGGTCGGCAGTCAACATCATTGCTATACGATTGTAGTCACTATTTCCGGTAGTTTGGGCAATCTCCTCGACCTCGTTCATAAACACTAATTTAGTGGCTAAAAAACTGTTCATAGTATATTTTACTAATGACGCTTCTTCTGGAGTACACAAATAGTATGAGTTGACATTGGGCAAATGACAGGCAATAATTCGTTTCGCTTCTTGCATATACGCTGAGACTAGCCCGCCAACTATAACACACCTGCTATCACGATAATCTCTGATTGCATTTCGCTCAGTTAAAAATTCTGGGCTATACACAAGATTGTCATACTTGCTGCACAATCTGCGGTATATTGATGGAGTCGCGGTTACCTTGCTAATAATCACACCCTTATAATTACGACTATGCAACTGCTCCAG